CTTCATTTTTTGTGGTTTTCCAATTTTAGAACTTCCAGTTACATGAAGTGTGCAACAATCTAACCATTTATCAATTCCATCAAATACAAAGAGAACATCTTCTCCTGCTTCAATTCTTTCTTTTACATACAAAACAAAATCTTCGGAGTTTGCTTCGGACTTTTGAATATCTAATTCCCCATTATCATTTCTAACTTCTGGATTCCATAGAGTAATTCTATCTGTCATTTCATGGTTTTGTCGCCATGTCGGTTCGCAACCATCATCCCAATCTAAAACATAAATTTGTTTATCAGGGAAATCAAGGGCTAATCCACTCTTAACTGTTTTTGGTTCTCCCCAAATACCACAGATAAGACGATTATTTCTTGCTAACCTCTCGCTTGTTTGTTTCTTTAATTTATCTTGAAACAACAAAACTCTTTGATTGTTTGTTGTTTCATTCGCTACTGCTTTGTTTCCTGTATTGCTAGTTAATCCCATTGTTATTCACCATTCCTGTATTAAGTCATTTTCTTCTATGGACAAATATTGTCCTCTAATTTCACACCAAGCCATGACTAATTCTCTTAGTTGTGATAAGTTTTCACATACATAACGGGCTTCTTTAGAGCCAATATGGAGTTTAGTCCAGTATGTTCCTTCTTCATTATCATTCTCTTTCCATGTTATAAAATCAACTTTTTCTAAGTCAATCAAATAACTATTCTTTTTTAGTAAGTATTTATTTCCTTTTAAATCATTCATATTTTCACCCCCATAAGGGATATAGGCTTCGCACCTATATGACCGTCATTAACGCCAACGACTACACAATGATTGATTATTCAATCAAAACCAGTCAAAGTCCTCTTCAACTGCTTGTTCAACAACAACTGCCGAACCATGCTTAACTGTGCAATAAAGCCCAGTAACATTGATAGTTACGGGTTCAGCACCTTCATCAGTAATTCTTTGGCTTGTTCGTCCAACAACAATAACAGTAGAACCAATCCCAAAGTCCAGTTTCAAATGATTAGGAATCCAACAAGTTGTAATTCCGTCATTTTCATAATTCATTTCCGCATTCAAATCAGTTAGATTAATAATACGATTACCGTTCTTTGTTGGAGTCATATTCATATTAGTTACTGTTCCATCAGTAATAATATATCTCTCCTTTGTTGGTAGTCCTTGTCTATTAATGTGTGCTTTCTCCATTTCAACTAAAGGAACTAAATGATTTCCAAACTGTTGTCTTAAACAATCTTCATAATCAAAGTTTGACATATCACGATAAAGGTCATTTTCTTTATCCATGTCATCATTCATAGTTAAACTATCAACTGTTAGTTGTTTAGCACCATAAATGTCTGTTCCATTAGTACCTAATACACAAAGGAAATGAACCCATTCAAATGTATTAGGAGCAAAATCAACTCCGCCTTGATTCTTATATGAGAAGTAATAAGGCTTCATTTCACCAGTTCCCAAAGAACCATAAAATATACCGCTTCTTCTCATTTGTTCAGGAGGTAAAGGCTTACCGTAGTTATTATTTTTACCACCATTCATATAAACAGGGGTATTATCCAAAGGAATAAAGAAACGACCATCTTCGGTTTCTTCTGTTCCTGCGGGTAATGTAGTTAAAGTCTTTTCATTGTATTCATCGTTATGATAACGAGAAACAACCCATTTACCTAATGCGTTTTGGTTTGCTACTGCAACAATTCCTTTTTCAAGGGCATTATCAGCATCACGCATAAACTCTTCTTTTGCTTTCATTCTGTTATAAGCCATCATATCTCTTGGTGCATCTAAAGAAACAAAGAAACCAAATGCGGATTTATAAAAAGAATCATCACTGTTTCCTTCTCCATTTCCGTTATTGCCGCTATTTTGCGCTCTTCTTTGATTAGCAACATAATTACGCCAAAGACCCTTACCAATAGGGTTTGTTGTTTCAATGTTGTTTTCTGAACAAATTTCTTCGTATTTGCTCATTCCTTCTTCAGCACTTAAGCCTAATACTTCAGCACCTTTTATTATTTCGTTTTTCATATTTTCGTCCATATTTTCACCTTATTTATCTTATTTTGTTTTGTTTTGTTTTGTTTTGTTTTGTTTTTTCCTACAATAACTGCCCAATTAACCATGAGGCTAATAGTTTAGGGGTCATTGTATTGGAACGCCATTCGCTTTCTCCTAATGTTCTTAACATCTTGAATTTCAAATTATTATCTAATCCTTCTGAATTAATTACCGCATCATGTAGCCCAACGCAGATTTCTCTAATAGTCTTACCATCGTGCAAAAGGTTATGAATACTGCTTAGTGAATTAGAATTTTTATTGATTATTGAAATTAATAATTTATTATAGTCAGTTAAACCAATCGCTATTTGCTTTGAGAGGGTTGAATTACTTGCTTTAGCGGCTTGTAATTCAGTAATCGCCCTACGCATATCACCGTTCATAGAGTATATAAATGACCCTAATTCATCTTGGGAGAAATGAGTTATTTCTTCATGTTTGAGAATAGAGGTTAATACTTCTAACATGGCTTCATTAGAAAGTGGTTTGAAATTATAATTTGCACACCTACTTTGAAGTGCAAAGATAATCTTATTTCTATCATTACAAGTAATGATAAATCTTACATTACTTGCATAACGCTCCATAATACGCTTAAGTGCATTTTGAGCATCATTAGTCATACCGTCCATTTCATCAAGTAATACTATTCTAAATGGTGCATCACCTATTGTTCCGCTTTGTGCGATATTCTTAATTGTGGTTCGTACATTCTCTAATCGCCTATCATCAGAAGCATTTACTTCAATAAAGTTATCATTAAAAGAATCACCGAGTATTTCTTTTCCAATAACTAATCCTGCTCCTGTCTTTCCATTTCCCGGATTTCCGAATAATAGAAGATTAGGCATATTTTTTTCTTCAATCCAACCTTTTGCGTCCATTACAAAGTGTGGTTGTCCTATTATTTCATTTATTTTATTTGGTCTGTATTTTTCTGTCCATAGCATTTTTATTCCTCCATAGTGTTTGTTTATTTGCTTTACAAAAACCAACCTTTTCAAACTGTTTTTTTCTTAACAGTTGTGAAAGTTGGTAAGTAGTAAAAGAAGTTGTTCTATTCTCTTTAGATTTTAATTTTCTCATTATATCATTTACTGTTAGTATTTCATCACCTAACGCTTCTGTTAATCTTTTAAGTGTGGAGTTCATATATAATCCTCCAAATAAGTTTGTTGAACAACTATTGGTGTAGTTTTCTTTCTTCGTTTCTTTTCGCCTATCTTAAGAATGCGACATTCACCATTGTTTAATTTCTTCTTAGCCCATTCTTTTATATTAGGGTCTTTTAGTAATTGCTTAAGAACATCAGGGTTTTTAACTCCTAATCTTCTTGATAAGGAAGGTATCTTAGAATACTTCCTTCTTCTCGGCATTTCAAGCCTACCAACTAAATTACCACTATGAGCATAGGCTAACATTTCATAAAAGTATTTTTGACTCCATCTTCTCTTAACTACACCATCAACAAAAATTAATCTGTTTGGGTGCATATTCTCGGATAACCAAGAAATAATCTGAGTATCAGACGGTTTATTGAAAAGCAAAAGATTGCGAATCAATTCTCTATCTGTTGATTTAAGATACTCATAAACTAATGAATATGTATCTCTTTCCCAAGAAACAGGTGCTACTGAATTTGGTGCTACTGATTTAATCATTTCATCAAGATATTTAGTTGAACCTGCTCTCTTTACTTTACACATAGCAAATATCTCTTTAGGAACACTTTTTTGATTAATAGAAGTAAGAACAACTTGTCCTCTATATCTTCTAATAATATCAAGAATTGCATTTTTATCAGGTTTATAATGCACATCTTCTATGATGATTCCGTTTTCCACAGGAAAAGAACCTACATCAAAATCAATATCATTTGCATATAAAACAATTGGGTCATTTACAAATGTAAGTGCTTTAGTTGATTTTCCTGTTCCTGTTTTGCCTGTTATTAATATTGTTCTATCGTTATTCATTGTGGTTAATCCCATTAAATTACCCCTTTTAATTGTAATATTCTATCTAAACCTTTTGCGGTTCTATGTTTATTTTCATCAAGTAATTTTACAACTTCTCTAAAATCATTCCATTCCCCTTTTGCATCAGGTACTATCGGAACTAACTCCGTTATTTTGTAAAGATTCTTAATACCACCTATCTTAAGAATAGGCTTTGGTCTTGTTTTGCTTTCTTTTTCTTTTAAAGAAGAAGAGATTTGGTGTTGCTCCAAAGAGCGTTTAATTCCTTTAAGGAAAGGAAGGTCTGCTCTAATAATAAGTTTAAGTTTTACTCTATAACCTATTTGAGAGTCTTTGGCTCTTTCAACATGAAAATCAACTTTAGAAGAACCTAAAAGAATACCAATAAGCATATCTTTACTATACATATGAATTGCTCCTATACCTTCCTAAATATTCTGCTTTGTACCTTAAGTATTCTAAACCATCTAAAACTACCATTTTAATATCTTCTTCAAAATCCTCAAAGTTTCCAGCAAAAACAAAAGATAAACTTGTTCCTTGATATACATTCCAAGCAACTGCTTGTTCTTCATTTATTGAATCAAAAAATATTGCAATTTTTCCATGTTCTAATTCATCAAGACAAACGATTAATCCTTTGATTAGTAAATCAACTTCATGTTGTTTCAATTCACCATATACTACAAAAGTAAAACTTGTAGCAAGACCATGAGTTTCAATCCAATGTTGTATTTGTTCATCATTAAACATTAATCTTCAATCCTGCATATATTTTTCATTTTCTTTCCAATAACCATTGGGCGCATTATTAGTTTCCAGCCAAAAGAAATGACCTGCGGTTATGCGCTTGTCGCCCCGATTTATAGCATTTTCTTCTGCATTGGCTATCAAGTTGCTTATTGCGGTTTCAACCCATTCACTAATAAAATACTTAGCACTATTTGAAATAGTTAATTCTGTATTTTCTTTAATTAATTGTGTTACATTAATTTTAGTTGTTCGGGGAATTGGTTTTGGTTTTGGTTTTTCTGGAACAATTAAATTTCCATCAACAATGTAAGGGCAATACTTTTGCAATACTAATTTTGGTCTGCCCTGTTCATGAAGAATATTCTTTAAGTGAGCATATCCTTCATCATCAATTTTAATACATCTATAAGTAGTTGTATCAATAATAGTCATTTCTCCTTGTCTAATCATCTTTATCCCTCGCTTGTTTTAAGATTGCTTCAATTAAAGAAACATCAGCACCGTTCTGTAAGTGTTTTAAAGCCATTAAAACAATAGCCTTAATTCTTTCAGCCTCATCTGATTCCATAGGTTCTATATCCACAAAGTTTAGATTACTCATTACCTTCCTTCTTGTTTTTCCGCTTTCAATAGGTTCTCCTAACAATATTGCCCTTCTTTGATACAATGATTCTAAATTAACTTTATCTGTTCTCATTCTTCCATGACAACGACCTATACTATTATTAGTTTGTTTCAAACTTAAATCTTTAATTTTGAAAGCCCTACCGATAGGATTTACAATATATTTAGTGTTCCAATTTGCACCATCTTTATTCATTCTAATGCCTCCACATCTTCTAATGTATTAATATCCGAAACAAACTTATCATCTCTAATTCTAACACATCTCGGAAATCTTAATCCTAAGTTTCCTCCTGCATCACGACTAACTAAATCAGCCTTAACTTCTAAAACAAT